ATTATGGCTACCTATTCGTTCTCCTATGAAGGGCGAATTTTGATACAACAATTATAACAGATAATTTATTTAATTACCATAAACTTTTTCGTGTAATTGCCTTACTTGTTCTACAGCATTTCTATGTTCTGGATGCCCAGCATTATGATAAGGATGTTTTGCATCTGAATATATCTTTTGAATATCTCCTTTAGCATCTATTGGTGAAACAGCTAATTTATTATTTTGTGTATTTTTAGCCATTTCTTCCGTTATATCCTCACCTAAACGTGCAAATAATTTCACAACTGATGGATGATTACCTGCTTCGGTGTCCAAAAGTTGAATCAAATCTTCATCTGCATATACTGACATTGCTCTTTGTGCGGCTCTAACTTTATTATCATAGTCATAACCCCATTCTTTATGCAATGCTTCTTCTGTATTTTTCTTTCCTGAAGTCATTTCTGAATCACGTCTTTGACTTTCAAAATCAACAGATTTAACTTGAAAATCTATTAATGCTTTAGCTTGATCGTTATTCAACCCAATTTGATGGGCAACATTCTTAAATTGTTTAACTTGTTCTTCATTAAAAAATTTAGAGTGTGTTTCAGGAATAGCAAAATTATACTTTTCAGAAGTTTCGGGTCTACCTAACTTTGTATATAATTCAGCTTTTTCTTCATCTGTTTTTGGTATAGGTATTCTACTCCCTATCATTTTTTGCTGGTGAACTAGTGTATTAGCCGCAGATTCTAAATCTTTAATATTTTGAATTGTTGGATTGTTTTTCAATTCATCATTTAAAGATGATCTCCAGTCTTGATTTTCACTAGCACCAGACCCAAGTATAGTTTTTTCTTCTATTACTGGGTTGTCTTGTACTGTGGTCGTTTGTTCGTCAGCCATTTATTTTCTCCTCTAGTAGATTGATAATACGAATGATTACCGATCTTTGTCCTTCTCGATAAGCCATTTCGTTGGAATCCTTTGAAAAAGAACTCCGTTTATAATAAGCTGACTTTAAATCAGCTATTACTCTTTCTCCCTCTTTAGAGCCAAAAGTAATTCCGTAATCTTTTTTTAAATCTTTAATTTGCTTTTCAAAATCAGGTGCTGCCATTTTGTAATCTATATTTTTTATCCCAAATTTCTTTTTGTGTCAAATCTACTTCATCTTCTTTTCGTTTATTTCGAGAATCAATCTTATTTACATCTATCATTTCAACTAAAGCATACCGACACACTTTAGGAGTTATTTTTCTCCAAGGCCCTGTTGCTCCCCATTGAAAATGTAATAAATAACGTGGTTCATCATAGATTTCCATTCTTGAAATATCAAAATCATCTAAAACATTAGCAAAACTTTCGTTGGGTTTATGATCGTTCCAATCCATTATTGGATTGATCCCGATCCATTTGAATTACCAGGGTCAAAAGGTGGTTTAGCAACTGCGATTGTATTTAATAAATGTCTTAATTCTTCACGAAGTTCACCATCCGTTTTTCTACCTGTTACATCTTCAATTTTAGTAATTGTTTGATAACCAGAACGATCTAATAAACTATTAACTGCACCTAGTTGAACCGAAGCTGATATTTTAGGATTTGAAATTAAATCTTTTAATTTATCTACAGCTAAAGGTACGTGACTACTCATTAATTTTTTAGTAGCTTCATCTATTTCGTGACTTAATTGTTTTTTAAGATTATGCCCTTGTTGTTCTGCTGTAGCTTCTGAATAACCTGCTTTGATTGCAGATTGTTTTGCATTTCCTGTTTGTGAAAAATTTTCAATAAATGCTTGTTGCATTTCTGTTAATGATTTCATTATACTAGACCTTGTTGTTCTGCTTGTGCTACTGCTTCTTCCATACCTTCTTTAGTTTCGGGTTTAGACATTTCTGTCATAGCTTTACCTTGTGATAATGCTGTATCAGCTTGTTGCTGTGCCATAGCTTGTTCTTGTGCTTGTTGTTGTGCTGCTGCTCTTTGTTCTCTTATTTCTGCTACTTCATCTTCACCACGTAAAACTGTTTTAGGAACTCCAAGTAATGTTGCTCTCATTCTAATCGCTTGTTCGTGATCTATAACATCCATAACAGTAGGATCAACTTGAACCACTTGCATTGCTAATTGATATAATCTTTCAACTGCAATAGCTTCTTCCATTCTTTGAGAACGTGCTAAAGGCCCAACATATTCTATATCCATATTCATACCTTCCATTTCAGAAGGTCTAGGTGTTAAAGCATCTGATCTCATCATAATTCCAAATACTCTTTCGATTAATGGATTTAAAAATTCAGTTTGAAATCTCCCCAATGTTGGGCCTAGAAGTCTTTGCATTAATTCATATCTAACTTGAACTTCTGTTGCCGTCATTTGTGGGCCTTCTTGTAATTGTAATTGATCTGAATAGTATGCTTGTCTAATTGCTGTTCTTAATTGATTTTCTTTTAAATCTGTTATTTGCCAATTCGATCCAATTTGTAATGGCTTAATTGCTGTATCACTTCTAACAACTGTAATTCCAGCAGGTGTCATTCTAACTCTACCTATTACTCCATCATCAGTAACTAACAATGGTGGATCAATAGCTTTTGCCCATGCTTTTAATCCAATCTCTACAGCTTTATTTAAAGTTTTAATATCGGGTAACGCATTATAAGAAGGTGATCTTCCAAAAATTTCACCTGTTGCTTTAGACCATCTTGGAACTAAATATGGAAATTCATTATATCCACCTGTACGAACAACCATTTTATCTTCAAAACAAACGTGGCAAGAATGAAATGGTAATTTAGTTTTAGATTTCATTCCTACTGATCTTTCATAATCTGGTGTAGGTTCTACAGCGTGAATAAAATTGAATTGAGTATCGGGTTTTGCTTTAACAGCTTCTTTGATTTTTGTTCCTACGTTATCTTCGCCAAATTCTTGTACTGCCTGTCGTGCAGTCATTTTATATTTTCTATAAAGTGTATCTACTCTACCTGTAGAATTTTCTTGAATAAAATATTCTGCTATATGTAAAGTATTAAAATGTAAACCACCTTGTAAAAATCCTTCATTTGCTTCTTCAACAAATATCGCTGACGTACCAACTGAACATAAATCTAAATACATTTCGTGAACTTCTGTATTAAAATTAGATTCATTAAATACAGCATACATTCTACGTGCTGTATCTTCTAACCAGATTTGTACATCTCTAACTTTATTAGCATCATCATCTCTTAATTTTAATGAGAACCAAGGTAATGAAGGTGATGTTAGTGTTCCTTGCAAACTTGCCGCTAAAAGATTATTAGCGGTAATTGCTGTTGAATCAAATAAAACTTCTGTTCTTTTTTCTCCACGTGAACGCAAGAAAGTAATTTCTGCTTTACGTGGCATTACATAATCTAAAATTTCTTGCCAATGAGATTCCCACGTACCTCGATCAGCTTCTAACTTATCTAATCGTTTTCTTATATAATCAAAAGTTGCCATTAATAACTTATTAAAGATGATGCGGCTGTTTTAGCTTCTTCTTCAACTCCCTGTCCACCTGTTAAAATTGTTCCACCTCTACCTTTCATTCTATTGCTAATAGCTTTCTTTTTTTCTGCTGCTAATTTTGCTTCTGATTCTGCTTCTTTGGCTGCCACACTTGGATCAACTGCTGGTGGCGGTGGCATTTGTGCCATCATTGGTTGCTTTAAACCCATTTACATTCCTCTCTTAACATTCCGTATAATGCTCCATCTATATATTTTCCATCAACTTTCATTGCTTTTCTTATTATACCTTCTTTAACAAATCCTGTACCTTTTAACAATCTTTCGTTCCTTTTGTACCCATTGATACACATAGCCGTCATTCTACCACATTTTATCTGATTAAAGCAGTAATTAAAAACATACTGGACATTTCTTCTCGTACAGCATCGTGGTGTCTTTAATGCTAGATGAACCCAAATATTATAACCATCCCAATCTGAAAATAAAAAACCTCCTAATAATTCATTATCTTCAACAAAACCTAAATAAGAATACCAATCATTAATTGAATGATGAATATGGGCGTGTTTCTTAACATAGTCACCAATGGGCTTTTTCCATTTCTCATCCGTGACTACTTCAATCACTATGCGTATTTCTTTTTCTTTTTAGTCGTACCGCCTAGTACAGTTTTAGAAACATTTGCTTCTTCTTCAAGACCTGTAGCATCCGTCATAATCGTTCCAGTAACACCCGAACCTTGTCCTCGTAGTTTGGATACTTTTTGAGAACCAGAAACAGTAGTTGTTGCTGCTGGTGCTTGTGTAGTCATAACTTGTGCAGGTTGTTGCACAGGTTGTCTGAAAATTCGAGTTATTGCTCTAAAAAATCCTCCCATATCTCCCTTCCATAATTGTTATCTAGCAAAAACATTAAATTCTGAATCAGTTAATTGTTGTAATGGTTCATAAATTTTTAATCTTGCTTTTCGTAAAGACATTATACAATATCTTAACGCAGAAATTAAGTCATCATTCATAGGTACGATCTTGCCATCTTTCCTATGGTGCATCCTTAACTCCTCCAGCAGTTTATTCTGATTTTTAAAGACTTTCAATCGTTTTGTCTGCATCCTTACTAGCATTTCCATTATACCCGCTTCTACTGAATTACCACCTGTACCTTCTCTTAAACCTTTTTGGGGTGGATTAGTAAACCATTCAGGACACATATTCACACCTTCCTTCTTATACTGCTCGGTTAAATTCTTACCCGAACCTTTATCGGCTTGTCTGCCGTCTTGTGGCCAAATAACTGGAATCCATTTACCCCTAGCTTTAATTGCTGATGAATGAACAGGTACTGTTTCCTGACGTATAGAATAACTATCATAAACATAAGCTGTATCTACATCTCTATCCCAAGCTACCCATAC